GGCAGTATCTAAGCGTCTTGGCTACGGATCACAACCATTCCAGACAATGATGGCAGACCTTGGAAAGCGGTATATCTATGGACTCAAAGACCATATGCCGTCATCAATGGCTATTCGTGTTCTTGGAGCACAAGGATGGGACTGGGACGAAATAACACGTCTTGATCTTGATACTGAAAAAGATGTGGACATTCTCATCATTTCATCAGACCAAAAGGTGATGGATAGTGAAATTAAGGCAAAGCGCCGTGTAGAAGCACTTGCAATGGTTGACCCGATGACGGTAAACCCACAATGGAGAACTGAGGAAGTATTGCGCTCAATTGGTGAGTATTCAGACGAAGAAATTGCTGACGCTCTTGATGTACAGACATATACAGACCGCAAAGCTATTGCGCGAGCATCAGTATCTATTCAAAAGATTCTTATAGGTGAAAGCCCTGACATTTGGTACGGTGCTAATATAGCGTTTATTGAAAAGATAAAAGACTACGCAAGTGACCGTCGATCTACACTTGGTGACAAGTTCTTTACACTTATGGACTACGCTATGCAACACATGGAAATAGCTAAAGAGAACATTGAAAAAGAAGCTCTCCAAAAGAATGTGCCACAACCCGCACAAAGTATGGGTAATGTGCCACAAGAACAAGAAATGACACCACAAGTTACTGATTCAATGCAAGCTCCTCTACAAACTGCTTCTATATGAACGAACAGAAACTACTAGAACAAGCACGACAAGTATTTATAGAGTCCGTTGATAGTGAGGATAAAGCAGAAAATGAGCGTGTTTTAGCTGAATGGGAACAGTCTATTGTAAAAAACAAAGCTTACGAAGACTGGAAAAATCACGATATTACTCGTGAAATAAATCAAAAACTTAGAAAGCTTATTATTGATTTTGCTGTAACTCTTTCAGAGAATCGCTCTTTAGATGAAAAAACGCGCATGTCACTATGGGCAAAACAGGATGCGTGCCTACTCATGCTTAGTCTTACAGATGAAAACGCAAAAAGTGCACTTGAATCTATACAGCGTGAGATACGTCATGCTTTGTCCGTGACGAGTAGCTAATAGTTTTAGATAATAAGAACATGCCAAAGAAAACAGTCGAAGTAAAAGAAATACCAAAGGAGACTAAAAACAGTGTAACTGTTGAGTTTCGTGGTATGACCCGTGAATACTCAAAAGATGCTCACGGTGCTGATTTTGCAAAACTTGCCAAAGAATTTGCAGAAAAGGTTGGTGGTGTAGTTTCCTAGTACCCCTATCTAGGGATACTAGATAAGCGACACGACTCGCTTCCCGACGAGAGACGGCATTATTCTCTCACCGTTATTGGACGTATAAAACCAATCTCTCGGACACGAGACTATAAATATGGATGAAAAAGAACTCGCAAAGCAATACCTAGAAGCAGGTGTTGACTTACCGGAATTAAAGGAACCTGAGCAAGAACCTGAAAAGGAAGAAGCACAGGAAGACCCCACGCCGGAACCTCAGACAGAAGAGAAAGAACCTGAAAAATCTGAGGAAGAACCTTTACAAGAATCCAAAGAACAGCGAAAACGCTCAATCTACGACGAGTATAAGGACAAAAAAGCCGAACTCCGTACTGAGCGCGAAGCACGTGAACAAGCGGAAAAAGAGCGCGATGAATATCGTCAAAAGCTTGAAGCACTTTCACACGCTGAGACTCCAGAGGAACAAAAAGACGCTCAAGATGAGATCGAAGCATTTGCCACCAAACGTGGACTTGATGCTGAAGCTCTCAGAGAGATGCGTTCACTTTTTCTCAAAGATGTAAAACCACAAACAGACGAAAATCTGTCTAAGGATTTGCAGGAGTTCAAGGCGTGGAAATCTCAAAATGCTCAAATTATGGAGAAATCTATGTTTGATGCTGAGTTTGAAAGTACACTTCCAACGCTAAAAGAAATGTTCAAGGGAGCAAATGATGAGGAATTGAACACAATCAAAAAGGAACTTGATCGGCTATCCCATTCAAAGGAATACCACGACAAGGAACTTGATTATGTTGCGTACAAGAATCAGAAAACACTCTCAGCACTCGTCTCACCTAAGAAACGAGGATTGGAGTCACGAACGAAAGTAGACGTGCAGGAGGACTCATATGAGTTTGATCCTGAAGCGGATATTTCAAAAATGACACCAAAACAACTCGAATCATGGGAAAAAGAATACCGCAAAGCCACGTCTTCCAACACCCTTCTTACCGATACACACGGTAAAAAGATTATGGTGTAACTGTTATAAAGAACATTTACTAAAATGGCAGCAAACCCAAACACAATGACGTTCAAGACCGTGTTTTCTGCTGAATACCAGATGTCTCACTTCCGTGAGCCAGTCTATCCTATTCTTGCAGACACTCGTCTTGAGTCAACACTCACAAAAGGTCAAACCGTAGCGCGTTCATACGCATCTGATGTTCAGGTGAACGATATGGGTGGTGACGGTGGTTACACAACACAAGCGGTTACTGATACTCAGGAGACCCTTGTGATTAACAAGGAAAAGGAGGCAAGTATCTACATCAAGAAACTTGACGAACTTCAGGCTCACCTTCCAGTAAAGCAGAAGTATGGTCGCAAGCTTGCGAACGCACTCATCAACCAGATTGATGGTGACGTACTTCTCGCTACTTACCAGGGAGCAGGGACAACACTTGATGACGGTTCATTTGCAGGTACGTCAGGAAACGGTTTCACCGTAACTGCGACCAACGTAGCGACAGTGTTCACTACAGCAATGCAGAAGCTCCGCCTCAAGAACGTTGTGTACAACAAGCGATTCCAGGCTGGAATGAGTCTTGAAGTACCAGAAGGAATGCCAATTGCAGTTATCTCTCCAGAGATTCTCTCATACATTGAGCTTTATCTCGGTGGGAAGGACACTCTTCTTGGAGATCAGGTATCTCGCAATGGTTACGCTGGTTACTTCATGGGCTTTGAACTCTTTGTTTCAAATGCACTTCCATGGACAGCTTCACTCGCACTTGCAACTAACCCAACAAACGGTGACACAGTTACCGTAAACGGTGTTACGTTCACATTTGCGACAAATCCAGCAGCAGCCGGTGAAATTGATATTGGAGCTGACGCAGACGCTTCACGCGTTCTTCTTGCAGCCGCTATCAACAACACTAACGGTTACGCAGCAGGAGCAGGTTCAGCAACAGCATACTTTGAAGTTTCAGCGGCTAACCGCCGACTTCTTAAGAACATTGTTGCAACAGATAACCCAACTCCAAACACTCTCACTATCGTGTCAAGTGGATGGGGAACAGTCGTAGTATCAGAGACGCTTACTGCTGCGGCAGACATCTGGACAACAACACTCCAGAAGCTCCATAACATTTTTGCGCTCTCAAAGTCAGTATCTCTCGTTGTTCAGAAGGTTCCTTCACTTGAAGAGAACTTTGCGGCATCGAAGATTGGACGAGACTACATTGCATGGACAGCATACGGTATCAAGGTCTTTACCGACCAGGCACCGCAGATTGTCGCTCTTGCAGTCAACTCAAGTTCATTCACTGCGGCTTCAACTCTTAGCAAGTAATAACTAACTAACCACTATGACTGACATTCTCAAAGGAGTAGGTCTCGTCACACTCGGAGTCGTAGTTGGTCTATTACTCAGAGGTGTCGCAGGAGAGAGTCTTGGAGGGGTCTACTCAACAGTAGCTCCAATTGTCCCATCGCTTACAGTCGAAGGTGTTAATTCAAACGCAACTACTACCATGAATCTTGGTAAGGTGTGCATGAAAATCACTGAGGCAGACGGCGGAACAGTTTATTGGTACGCAAAAGCAGACGGCAACGTTGGTACAACCACGTCAGCTACCTGCCAAAGCTAACCTCTCTACCTTGCCCCTTTACGGGGGTAAGGATAGGGAGGGTAACAAATCATATTATGCTATTGGATCCCAAATGACTGTGACTTTAGTCTGGTTTATCAAGTCAAGCGCAATACCATTTTTGAATACGGCATTCACTTCTACTGTTCCATGCGCTGTCATAAGCGTTGAT